GCCTTCTCATCAGCAACAAGCCTATCGATCTGGACGCTCCAGACTCAGCCTTACAAGTGATTAAAGCAGTTCGCGCCTTAACTGACGACGACATCTCGTTAATCGTCATTGATACGCTGAACAATCACATGTCAGGCGACGAAAATAGCGCAAGAGATACAAGAGCCATGATTAACTCATGCAACCTGATCTCAAGCGCCACAGGAGCGACCACAGCCTTCTTACACCACGTTGCACACGCTGCGGATGCCAAAGCAAGGGCTAGAGGCTCGTCTGCATGGCGTGGAGCGTTGGATACCAGTATCTTGGTTGCAAGCGAAGAGGAAGGTGTCATCAAGATCACTTGCACCAAAATGAAGGATGCCCAAAAACCTAAAGACATCTTTGGGGAACTTGAGGTTGTAGACCTTGGTTGGGTGGACGAGGACAACGAGCCGATCACAGGTGCTGTATTTAGGATTAAAGATTATCAACCAAAAGATAATCAAAAAGAAACCAAAAAAGTTAGCACTTATGACAAGAATAGAAAGCTATTTGAAAATGCTTGGTGGGCATCAGGTTCGGAGGTTATTAATAATCAACCATATATTAGTCGATCAGCATTAGTTGATTATCTTATTAATAATGTTGGGCTTGAATCTAGCACTGCAAATAAACAAATGAAACCGTCAATTAAAGGAGGATTAATATCGGATTTATTAATCGCAGAGCATATAAAACCGCATGAAAACGGTTGGGTTGTTGTTAATGAGAATCATTCCACAGCGATGATTTTGAACAAAAATGGCTAAAACGTACTCAACGTACCGTACCGTACTTTTGCGTACTTTAGTACGTTTGGCGAAGCGAAATCCAATAACGTACTCCGTACTTACCCCCTATTATAAATATAGGGGTGGTACGGTACGTTGGTACGTCGCGACCTGAAATTAGTCCGAGGAAAAAAATGAGAACGTACCAAGGGAATGTGCCAGACGAAAACTGGGGTCTGGAAGCAGGGCTAAGAGAATTTTATGGATCGACATGGAATATATATACTAAACCAAATTCAGATATATATATTAATATTAAATTAATATCTAATAATCCAGTCGAGTTGAAAGCAAACTATTGGTTTAGTTTTAATCAATCGATCAAAAAGTTTTTGCCATCGAGAGATTTATTATTATTAAAAACAAAACGACCAGAGTTATTTAAAATAATTGAAAATTATTTTCAGAATATTATTTAAATATTTTGGGCTAGTAATTTTTTTTACGAAGAGGTGCTAGCCTACTTTTTACCCGTAGTTAGAATAGTGCGGGAGGGGGTAAAGGTCGTGTACTAGCCCAGTTAGAATAGTGCGCGGGTGGTGCTAGACTGGGTATATGCCGCCCACCTGCCCTATACTGGTTGGATGTACAGTACTGTTCATCCGTAGACTGTTTTTCTATACAGCCTGTATGGGCATACACCGGTTTTCCGTACAGTGCTGTATGAACATACAGCCGCTATGCAAAACCACAATCTATTAGTTTTTAGCTATCGGGCAAACCGAGCGAAGCAAACCTTGGACTAAAAACTATTTAATAAAAACGTGTGATTGTCTAACTATGATAGAAAGCACCCATCAATACATTTTTACCATCATAGGAAAAAACTATAGGAAAGTCAACACTAAGAGTTAAATATCATGATCTTTTTTTAGTTTTGCGCTTGCATAGTGTGAAACAATTTGTTTGTCAACTCTGACAACGTTACTAACGACAACTGATCTAATTAAACCACAGGTAAATCAAAATGAAATCAAAAATGACACACACCGAAATTATTGACCAAATAAAAGACGCTACAAACAATGATCTTAGCGCAATGCTTGCCGTTTTGTGTGACGGTTCAGTACTTTTGTCCCTTGGCATCACTGACGATGACACGGAAGCGGTAGAATGCGCTTATTCGATCATCAAGGCGTGGATTGGAAACCCCTACAGGTTTTTAGAGTAGCAAGCCCTAAATCAACACAAACCCGCACAATGCGGGTTTTTTTTCGCCTATACTGCGCGGCATGGGACAACATGCAAAATTGTATAATTCAAAAATCTGGCGCGCGATGCGCTTGCATCAACTTTTTAGATTCCCTATTTGTCTATACTGCGCGGAATTGGGGATCATCAAAGCGGCAACCGTGGCAGATCACATTAAGCCCCATCGCGGCAATAAAAAATTATTCTATGATCCCGAAAACCTTCAAAGCCTCTGCAAAAAATGCCACGATTCAATCAAGGCGCGGGAAGAAACCATAGGGCGCGAAATTGGATGCAATTCGCAAGGCATACCAAACGGGCGAGAATGGTAGTATGCCTAGAATCGATTTAAACGCGTTTTGAGCGTTTTTTTTGTTTAGACTAACCGAGTGACTAACCATCGATTTTATGCGCTCATATGACATGGTATGCCTTCTCAATGGGGGGATAGGGCGGTAGAAAACTAGACGGCATCGGTGGGTAGAACCGACTGTGCTACTCTTCCTTCGCTTTCTGTGGGCGAAAAACGAGCATATAATGAGAAAAAGGAGCAAAACTAAATGAAAACTGGAAAAAAGTCTGCCGCTGAACTGGCTACTTTGCTTCCCCGCGAGATTTCCCCTGAAAATCGCCTGATGCCGCCTGTGCATATTAGCGATGCCGAACGTGAGGTCTGGCTGCAAGTGGTTAACGATCAACCAGCCGCCGCATTTAGCCCAACGCATATGCCGCTGATGGAAGGTTACTGCCGCCATGTTGTGCAGGGTCGAGTGCTAGCAGACGAAATCTCAAACTTTGATCGCGCATGGATTGCCGATGACGAAGGGTTAAAACGGTACGACAAACTTTTGGCGATGCATGAGCGAGAAGTTCGTGCGTCATCCTCCTTGGCAACTCGGTTGCGGATTACTAGACAAGCAGTGCATGAATTGACTGTTGGTCGTCAGCTTGTAAATGACAAGAAATCCAAAAAGCCGTGGGAAGCATGAAGAAGGGGTCAAAAAAACTATCTGCCAGAGCGATAAGGAACATAGAGTGGATTGAGACTCACCTTAGAGTGCCGGAAGGCAGACTTGTCGGACAACCAGTTAAGTTGTCTGTAGCACAGCGAGATTGGATGGAAATGATCTACGGATCACCCACCAGAACATTTATCTGCTCTTTACCTCGTAAGAACGGAAAAACGGCGTGGTCGGCGATGATTTTGCTTTTGCACTTGGTTGGACCAGAGGCCGTACAAAGTGGTCAACTCTACTCCGCAGCCCAATCTCGCGACCAAGCATCGATCCTGCACTCCCTCGCAGCCAAAATGGTCAGGATGTCTCAGACCATCTCTGAGTATGTGGCGGTCAAGGACAGCGCAAAGCAGATTGTGTGTCCGGCGCTCGGTACGGTTTACAAGGCGTTGTCGGCGGATGCGTCTACGGCGATGGGGTTGTCTCCCTCGTTGGTGGTGCATGATGAACTGGGTCAGGTCAGAGGACCACGCTTTGACCTCTACGAAGCCCTAGAAACAGCCTCCGCAGCCCAAGAAAGACCACTTTCCATCGTTATTTCCACTCAAGCAGCCAATCCTGACGATTTATTGTCAATTTTGATCGATGACGCACTCAAATCAAACGATGTTCGTGTCAAGTGCGTTTTGTATGCCGTACCTGATGATAAAGACCCATTTGACCCAGAAGAGATTAAAAAAGCCCAACCGAACTGGCATTTGATGAACCATGAGGAAGTTTTGCGCCAAATGGAGGAAGCAAAGCGGATGCCGAGCCGAGAAGCCAGCTTTCGCAACCTGATTGCCAACCAAAGGGTCGAGACATTCTCTCCTTTCATCTCTGGGTCGATTTGGAAATCTTGCGGTGAGCGACCAGAGAAGGTCGAGGACAATATGGTTTATGTTGGTCTTGACCTTTCGTCTCGCGCCGACTTGACTGCTTTTGTGATGATTTATAAGACTCATGGCAAATGGAACGTCGAGCCGCACTTCTGGACACCAAAAATGGGGTTAATTGATCGCGCCAAGCGAGATAGAACCCCTTACGACATTTGGGTTAATGAAGGATACCTGCACGTGACCCCAGGGGCAACCGTCGATTACGAATATGTATCAAACGAGATTGTTAGTCTGATTGAAGGTCTAAATGTGCAAAAAATAGCCTATGACCGTTGGCGAATGGATATATTAAAGAAAGAATTTGGTAAGATTGGAGTAGAATTACCATTGGTTGAGTGTGGTCAGGGGTACAAGGATATGTCTCCAGCCATAGATACGCTTGAGTCAGAGTTGTTAAACGGCAGGTTGCGTCATGGAATGCATCCTGTTTTAACTATGTGCGCTGCAAATTCAATTGTAATTAAAGATCAATCTGGAAATAGAAAACTAGACAAAGCAAAGTCAACCGGACGGATAGACGGGTTAGTTGCGTTAGCGATGGCATTTCATGCGGCAAACCTTGTGGAACAAGATGATGGCGATTGGGATGGTTTTTTGAGTAACCCGATTGCATTGAGACATTAAGGAATAAACCGTGGCTACATTATTTCAATCAATCAGGCGCTTTTTTGGCAATGTTGGCTCAACAGGTCAACAAGAGGGTATTCAGTATACCGAGCCATTTACCAAGGTTTACGAAACAACGCCTGATTATGGGATTGATGGGGCGCTTCAGGTTTCTGCTGTCTGGGCTGCTGTTGAACTTCTGTCGGATAACATTGCATCTCTTCCAATCTTTGTCTACGAGCGCGAGCCTGGTGAGGATGGACACAAGAAATTAGCGCGAGGCACTCCGCTTTGGATGTTGCTTCACGAAAGTCCAAACACAATGCATACGCCAATGGAATTTTGGCAATACTTGACATTGAACTACCTTTTGCGCGGAAATGCATATGCGAAGTTAAATAGAAATTCTGCGGGTGAAGTGATTTCTATGACACCTCTGGCTTCAGACCAAGTTGAGGTCGAAGTGCTAAGAGATAAGCCACAGTCGATTATTTACAAGTATTACTACGAAGGTCAGGTTGCGGTTTACTCACCTGACTCCATTCTGCACTGGCGAGACAAGGGCAATGGGATTGTTGGTATGTCTCGGCTTGATTATATGCGCTCGTCGGTCAATGTGGCGATTGGAGCGCAAAACCATACGGCAAGCGTGTTCAAGAAGAGCGCCAAGCGACCAGGCGTGTTTATGATTGATCGATTGCTGACTGAAGAGCAACGAGCAGCCATTAGACAGAATTACCGAGGTTTGGTCGAGGGAAACAACGATGATCTGCTCGTTTTGGAAGCTGGCGCTAAGTTTGAGCCTTTGTCGATGACTCCGGCAGATATTCAGTTGTTGGAGACTCGCAAGTATTCGGTAGAGGATATTGCGCGATGGTTTGGTATACCTGGCGCAATGATTAACGACACCGAGAAGACAACGACCTGGGGTACAGGCATTGACCACCTGATTCAAGGCTTTTACAAGTTCCGTTTGCGCCCAATGCTTGAGTCATTGGAGCAAGTGCTAGAGAAGCGAGTTTTAACAGCAGGACAGCGCCGCAGATATACGGTTGAGTTTAGTCTGGATGCCATCTTGCGTGGATCGCTCAAGGATCGATTGGAGATCGGCGCTCAAGCTGTTCAAAACGGCTTGATGACCAGAAACGAGTGGAGACAGCTTGAGAATCTCCCGCCAATCAAAGGCGCAGACATTCTTACAGCTCAGGTCAACCTTGCTCCGATTGCTACGCTTGGTCAGTCCACGCAAAATATTCAGACAATTGAAAAAATGGCGCAAACGCAACAAATGCTTGCTCAACGATTGGCTGATCTAAGCACGAAGTCAGATAACCTTAGCGTTTCGGTCACACCAAACATTCAGTTTGAAATGCCAGAGTTAAAGCTAAACATGGATGTAACCAAAGATCAAAGCAAGTCCACCAAGAATATTAAGTTAATCAGGGATGACAATGGAAACCTGATCGGCGCTGAATCAAACGAGGCATAACATGGCGATTACAACTGCTGTTTGCAATAGTTACAAAAAAGAAATCTTAGATGGTGTTCACGCTGCGGCGGATACTTACAAGATTGCTTTGTTTACGGATGCGGCAACACTTGGCGCAGCCACCACAGCGTATGCGACAACCAATGAGATTGTTGGCGCTGGTTATACAGCAGGAGGCGTAACACTAGCAGGTTTTAGCACTGGTTTAGCTGATGGAGTGGCTTACCTTACGTTTTCGGACGCAAGTTGGGCGAACGCCACCATCACAGCGCGTGGGTGCTTGATCTATAACTCTAGCAAGTCAAACAAAGCAGTTGCAGCTTTTGACTTTGGCGGCAACATCACTAGCACCAGCGGTACGTTTACCGTTGACTTACCTGCGGCTGGTGCAACAGCATTGATTCGTATTGGATGAATGCGACTATCACACTAAGTGGTATAGAGTTAACAGCGAGTAATTTACCGCTGCCAGATACCTCGACTTGGTTTGATTGGTACTACGAAAGAAACCTAGACTTTTCCGCATTAGGCAATACAGAATGTAGTGCTGTTGTGACTACAAGTGAAGTTGAGAGTATTGACGCTACTGCCAATGCAAATGCTGTTTGTAGTAACGTATCTACAACAGCAAGCAATCTGCTGTTGCCAGATGATTCGGCATGGTTTGATTTTTACTATGAGCGCAACCTAGACTTCTCGGCTAGTGCGCTGACTCAGCCAGAAGGGTTGCAATCCGAAGCTGTAATCGAAACAATCGAAGCGGTAGGCGATAGCTTATTAGAGCTAGTCGGCAATGAATTAAACTCATCAATTGCCGAAATTGATGCGGTTGCAGATGGCAATCAGTCGCTTGTCGGTCAGGATTTGACTGCCGAACTTGGCGAAATTGTTGTATCAGTTACCGATCAAGTCAATGCAAGCGTAGAAATTACAGGCGTGGCGCTCGTCTCTTTTGTTGGGAATGTGAGTACAAATGTACTTGATGACGAGATCATTCGTCTTTCTGGCAACCCAAAACGATATTCTGCCAATCAATTTAAGTCGGGAAATGTAAAATTAACCGGAATTCAGACTAAAATATCAACAGGAAACGTCAAAGCTATTGGCGTTATGTCGCTTTCTGTAAGAGTTGCATTACAAAATGTTGGATTATCTGCACAAATACCGACAATTTTAGCGAATGGAGTTCTTTCAATAAGCGACGAAGAATTTTTACTTTTAATGGCGGCTTGATAATGCCTATTCCAACCGATTCGATGGCGGCAGAAGCAAAACGCGGGTTAGCTTGGCGAGAGGAATATAATCGCGGAGGTACGGCAGTTGGTGTTGCCAGAGCGAGAGATATTTCTAACAAAGTTAATTTGTCGGATGAAACTATTGGCAGGATGGTTTCTTATTTTGCTCGTCATGCGGTGGATAAAGAAGCCCAAGGATGGTCGCCAAGTGAGGATGGCTATCCAAGTGCGGGTCGCATAGCATGGGCTTTGTGGGGCGGCGACCCTGGCAAGTCATGGGCAGACAAAGAATGGGCAAAGATTCAAGATAAAGGTGACAAAATGATTTCTTGTAAAAATATATCGCTTAGTGAGATGGAACTTAAATTTGTTGCCTCTGGCGGATTTAAAGGCTATGCAAGCGTGTTCGGTGGCGTTGATTCTTATAACGACACGATGATGGCTGGTGCATACAAAGAGATTATTGACCGCATTCAGAAAGGCGATGCACAAATGCCTAAAATGTTTGTCAATCATCGTTCGTATGACATTCCCATTGGTAAATGGACTTACATAGAAGAAGATAAAAAAGGTCTTTACATGGAAGGCGAATTTACAAAAGGCAATCCACAAGCAGACGTTATTAAAGCCGCCATGCAGCATGGTACAGTTGATGGTCTGTCGATTGGCTTTATGATTGGCGATTACGAAATGGTTGAAAAAGAAAATGAGCAATTACGCATTATCAAATCAATCAAGGAATTGCCTGAAGTTTCAATTGTCACCTATCCAGCCGATGACAATGCGCGAGTTGATTTGACAACAGTCAAGAGCGCGTTGGATAATATAGGCACAGTAAGAGATTTTGAAAAGTTCCTACGGGAAGTAGCTGGCTTTTCAAACTCGTTGGCGCGTGAAACGGCAAAAACAGCGCGAACGATATTTGCTCATCTGGGTGATGACGAAACTGAGACTTTGCCAAATGCGTTAAAGCTAGATGCTGAATTGCAGCGTCAAATTGCTTTGCAAGTATTACTTTCTAAATCACTTTAAGGAATTAAATTATGAGCGACATTAATGAGATCAAAGCCCTTGCCGAAGTGCAAGGCAATCTGCTAAACACCACCCGCGAGTTGAAGGGTTGGATGGAAAAAGCCAATGGCGAAATCGAAGTTGCTCGCAGCACTTCCGTTGAAACCAAAAATGCTTTGGAAAAACTTGCAGACAAGTCTGCTGAGTTGACCGAGAAGTGCTTGGAAATCGAGCGCCGTGTTGCTGAAGGTTTTGACTCTGCTCATAAGGCACAGGATGACACCCCAGGCGAGTTGCTGACAAAATCAGACAGCTTCAAAGCAATGGCAGAAGGTCGTTCCAAGTTTGCTCGCGTTGAACTCAAGGCTGCAATCGTGAACGCAACTGGTCAAAACCAGCCACTCGTTCCTTCTGACCGTCTTGTTGGCATTATCAACAACCCAAATCGTATCCTTACGATTCGTGACGCACTTCCAGTTGGTCGTACATCTTCCAATCTGGTCGAGTTTACTCGCGAAAACGTGTACACAAATAACGCTAATCCTCAGTACAACAGCCCTAGCTTTGAGAACGTGACTAAGCCTGAGTCGGCTATCACTTTCACATTGGCTAATTCGCCTGTTGTGACTTTGGCTCACTTTATCCCTGTGTCTCGTCAGGTGTTGGATGATGCGCCTCAGCTTGAGTCGTATGTCAACAGCCGTCTCGTTTACGGTCTGAAGCTGGAAGAAGAAGATCAGCTTTTGAACGGTAACGGCACTTCTGGCAACATCGGCGGTATCTTGAAATCTGGTAACTTCACAGCTTACAACCGCGCAGTGACTGGCGACAGCAAACTTGATGCTCTGCGTCGTGCTATTACTCAGGCTCAATTGTCTGAGTTCATGGCAGACACAATCGTTCTGAACCCTGCTGATTGGGAAGCGATTGAGTTGCTCAAGGCGACTGACAACCAGTACGTTTGGTCTAACCCTGTGGCGATGGCTGGTCCTCAGATTTGGGGCAAGCGTGTCATTCCTACGAACAGCATCACTGCTGGCACGTTCTTGGTTGGCGCTTTCGCAATGGGCGCTCAGGTCTGGGATCGTATGGACGCAGCTGTGCAAATCTCCTTTGAAGATGGCGACAACTTCAAGAAGAACATGGCTACCTTGTTGGCTGAAGAGCGTCTTGCTCTGACTGTCTACCGTCCTGCTGCCTTTATCAGCGGCTCGTTCTAATAAATGCCTAAACCAGTCTCCGGCGAAACTTGGCGCAATTTCATTGCTAGATGTATGAGCGATGATGAAGCTGTCCAAGACTTTCCGGAGACTGACCAGCGACTAGCTTTCTGCTCATATCAATGGGAAGAAAACAACGAGGAAGAAAATGGAACTGATTGAAGTAGTTGCCCGAACTCATTTTTCCGATTCTCGGATTGGGTCGGTATCGCGCAAACAACGCATCAGACTCCCTAAAGATGTTGCTGAACATCTTGTTCTTTTAGAATTGGTTGATTATCTAAACCCTCCGGTGGCGGTAGTCAAACAAACCCCCAAGATCGAAGCGGCAAGCCTTGGTGGGGACGAACCGTCTATGTCGTCGCAACAGGATCAAGTCTCACAAGAAGAGACTGCGACACTGTTTCGTCGTGGGCGGCGCAAGAAGAACAGCGAATAATTGCTATTAAGGATGCTTGGCGATGGTTGCCAAGCGCCGATTTAATGTACGCTTGCGATTCACATTGGTGGGATTTATATGTTGGCGAAATTAAAAGTGATTTTTCTGGCAAGTTATATACTCAAGATGCCAAGTCAGCTAAAAAATACAACTTACATCATGTGGAAGGTGTGTCCTTGCCAGGTTTGGGCATGAACAGACTACATTTTGGAAACAATAGCGGCTACCAAGCGATTAATCTCGCTTATTTGATGGGAGCAGCCAAGATTGTTTTGCTTGGGTTTGACATGAAAACAGACGCAGGTAAGGTTCATTTCTTTGGCAACCATCCATACCACAAACAGGGTCAAGGACCGACCAACGAAGTCATGTCTCGTTGGTGCAAAAACTTTGTACAACTTGCGTATGATTTAAAGACTCAAGGCGTAGAGGTTATAAACTGCACTCGCTCTACAGCCTTAACTGCCTTTCGTATTGCGCCGCTTGAGGATTTGCGATCATGTTAACCATTTTTTGTGGGTACGATAAACGTGAAGCTGCCGGATTTCATATTTTTTGCAATAGCGTCCTTTGCCACAGTAGTATTCCTGTTGCTTTCGTTGCGCTAAGTAACAACGGTCTAAAGCAAGGCACAAACACATTTACGCTTAGTCGATTTCTTGTGCCGTATCTGATGAAGTTTAAAGGCAAGGCTATCTTTGCTGATGCTTCAGATATGATTTGCTTAGGCGATGTCGCTGAACTGCAAGAGATAATGAAAGAGCAGACAGAGGCGGTCAGAGTCGTTAAACACGCATATCAGACAAAGCATAAAGTTAAATATGTCGGCACTGAGATGGAAAGCCCAAATGCTGCATATGATCGCAAGAACTGGGCAAGTCTAATGCTTATTGACTGCGAACATCCAGCATGGCGATCAATGACTCCAAAAGCAATAGCTACATGGAAGATGTTGGATTTATTGCAATTCCAATTTCTTACTAGAGAAGAGATTGGGGAAATCCCTAATGCATGGAATAGGTTAGTGGATGAAGATCAGCCCGTTGAGGGAGCAAAGATATTGCACTGGACAGCAGGGATACCTGGCTTTAAACATTATGCAAACGCTCCAGGCGCAGACTTATGGCGGCAGGAATGGGCGAAAGCATCATACCCGTTACATACGCAGTCGTGAGCAACCCTCGCTCAATGGACTTCTGTCGAGCCTTTGCTAAAGGTTGCGGAGGCAAAATGTCAATAAGTCAAAATATGCTGCACTCTGGTGCAGTAGCTGGCTTTTGGCTACCAGAGATTTATTCATTGCTAAAAGAAGCGCAAAAACAATCACGCACTTGGTATTATGGTGATAAAGCATATTTTTTGCGAGATAAGTATTACCGAGTTACAAAGAATGCAAAAATGCATGATTGCTCCGGCGACCACAAGCCAGATAGGTTTGAGAAACTAGGGTTAACCATTAAGCCTTGGCGAAACGGTAGTGAGATATTGATTTGTCCTCAGTCGGACACTTTTTTTCTACTAAATGGCACAACTCAAGAAGATTGGCTTAATAATGTAATGACTACATTAAGAAAGCATACAGACAGACCGATCAGAATCCACTACAAAAGCGCAGGATCGGACACAGAGCGTTTTTTTAGTCGTCAGCTAGTCAACGCATGGGCTGTGGTCGTTTATTCGTCTATGGCTGGCGTACAGGCTGTTTTAGAAGGTGTGCCGTGTTTTGCGGTAAATCCGGAATCTTCAGCTGTAAATTTCGGAATAAATGACCTATCATTAATTGAAAATCCGGTGAAGCCGGACAATCGTGAACAGTTGGCTTGGGCATTGGCTGATAATCAGTGGACGCTAGACGAGATTCGTTCTGGCATAACTTGGGAGGTTGTAAAATGAAAGTATGGGAAGGGCTTTATTTGCCCGAAACTGAAACGCACCTAGTAGATTGGATGAAAGCTGCTCAAAAGTACGTTGACTTCAAACCAACCTATCAATACAACAAATACTCAGAATGTCTAAGAATCATTGATCGCCGCCGTACAGCGATTGACGTTGGTGGCAATCTTGGTCTGTGGTCAAGAGTCATGTGCTTAGACTTCAAGAGTGTTCAGTCATTTGAGCCTGTCAGCGAATATTGCGAATACTTTAAGCTAAACGCACCCGACGCTAAGTTACACAATGTGGCACTTAGCGATGAGTGCCAAGAAATCGTGATGGCGTGTGCGACTGATGGATCATGTGGCGATACAGCGCCTATGGTTAATAAACGTAAGGAAAAAGCCTTACAAACGGTAGAAACTGTCTTGTTAGATAGCTACGAGTTTAAAGACGTAGACTTCATTAAAGTTGATTGCGAAGGCTACGAGTTGCATGTTTTGCGTGGCGCTGAACAGACTATCATTAGTAATCGACCCGTCATCATTGTCGAGCAAAAGCCTGGCAAAGGTAAAAAGTACGGTTATGCAGACGATGCGGCTGTAAAATATCTGCAAAAGCTGGGAATGAAAGTGCATACTATCATTTCTGGCGACTACTTGATGAGGTTCTAATGGGCTGGGGCGATGAACTGATGGCTTGTGGTGAGGCAATGGCTAAAGAAGGCACTGTTGCGATCACTGATGCAAGCGGCAATCCTAGATGGCACATGGCGTGGGAAAACAATCCAAAGATTGTAAAAGAGAAGTACAACTCAAAGATTGTTAATGCACCAGGGGCTAGACCTTACGTTAAATCAGTTGAAAGTAAGGCATGGGAATGGCAAGCGTATCGTCCCAAACCAGCCAAATTATTCTTTTCTGAGCAAGAAGAAGAGTTTGCCAATAAACATGAAGGTAAGTTTGTTGTTGTAGAACCCCACTTAAAAGCCAAGCAAGAAAGCGTAAACAGAGACTGGGGCTGGGACAATTTTGCTAAAGTCACTTCCTCGATTGACGCTGATTGGGTTCAATTTGGCGAATTAAGACCGAAGCTGTTGCCTAACGCAAGATGGATTTATACCCCAACGACAAGGCATATGGCGGTACTTTTGAGCAAGGCTAAGACGTTTCTTGCGCCAGAAGGCGGTATTCATCACACTGCTGCGGCATTGGGCTTGCATGGAGTTGTATTATTTGGCGGATTTGTTGCTCCACAGGTTACAGGATATACGTTGCATAAGAATATCTATATCGGAAATGGATTAGGTTGCGGTAAAAGGTTAAAATGTCAACATTGCGTCGATGCTTGGGCGAAAATACCTCCTGAACGCATTATTAAAATAATGGCTGGAATGATAAATGGCTGACAAATTATTTAAAGGACCGTTTGACGAGGATATGCGCTTAGTCGATATGGGCGACGGTACGTTTGCCGAGCGCTTTGAGGCGCACCCTCCGGTCAAATTGATGACTGATGACAATGGTCAATACTCTCGCTTGCGTGTCGATGTCGGTCAGACCGGATTCTTTTCAGGGCATGAGGCTAGAACTTATTATGAATTCAGCATTGCAAGTGGCGCAAGCCAAGTCATTAAAGTTGTATCTTTGACAGATACGATTTTGCAATCATTTAGTGTTGAGACATATCTTGCTGAAATAAGGGCAGAACTTGCAACTGGCGGCACTGAGGGCGGTACGTTTACCACTGCCTTGCCAATATTCAAAACCAATACAATGTCAACGGCATCGAGCTATACGCCACAAGTGACAATGAATCGAGGCGGGACACACACTGGTGGGACTGTAGTTGATTTGTTGTTTTCGGTTTCCGGCGCAAACGAAAATAAAGCCATTTCTGCCGGAGCATCGGAAGACTATCCACAAGGGTTTGCCGCTGGCACGTTTTACATTCGTTTGACTAATACCGACGGAAACACAGCCGCAGGAATATTTAGAGCAAGATGGGAAGAACGTCCATGAAATATTTAAACAAAATCACGCAGCCAAGTTCTGAGCCTGTCACGCTTTCAAAAGCGCAATTGCATCTGCGGCTAGATACTTCTGGATCGCCACCAGCACATCCTGATGATGAACTTGTACAAATGTTTATCTCTGCCGCAAGAGAGAATGCTGAGTTATATACAGGCATGACAATCTCAAGTTGCAACTACGAAATGCAAGGCACTGTTGCAAACGACAAAATTAGCTTGCAGACTTTCCCTGTTACTTCTGTAGCAAGCGTTACATATCAAGATGAAGATGATGTTACCCAAACAGTCAGCGCAAATGATTATTTTGTAGACAACTTTGCTAGACCCTCTGTTTTGATGTTTAAGGAAAATGCTCCTATTAAGGACATTACAGTAACTTTTACGGCAGGATGCACCGACAATCAAAGCCCAAATCCTTATCCAACTCCCTCATCGGTAAAAGCAGCAATATTGATAATGCTTGGCAATCTTTACGAGAATAGGGAATCTGTCTCTAGCGTAGAATCGTTTGAGCGTCCAATGTCGGCAACATATTTATTAACTCCTTATCGCATCAACATGGGTCTGTAAAATGGATATTGGTCGCTTAAACAAACGTATTACTATTCAAAGCCAATCTGCCTCTTTTGACAGCGCAGGACAGCAGCTTGAAACATGGTCTACGTTTGCGACTGTTTGGGCGAACATTAAGCACAAGTCTGGGTCAGAAACAATTAAATCTGATTCGATGACTTCTACAGTAAAAGCCAGCATGAGAATCCGCTACTTGGCAGGAGTCAATGCAGGAATGAGGGTTACTTATCAAAATGTTTTGTATCGCATAGAGGCGGTCTTGCCTCATGTTGATGATAAAAAATATGTTGATTTGGTTGTGGAAGTCCTGAACGGGAGTTCTCCATGACGATCGTAGCAAAGATGACCTTGGATGAAGATTTCTCTAGGCAGCTTAAAACTCTTGAGTCTGTTGTAGAAGAGAAAGTATTGCGATCTTCTGCCAGAGCTGGCGCATTGGTTTTTTATGATCTTATGCATGCTTATGCGCCTTATAAAGAAGGTAAGATACTAAATGCGATATATCATAAGTTTATCAATGAAAAAGAAACCAAGATATTTAAATCGTATCGCATTGGTGTAAACCATGTAAAAGCACCGCATTGGCATTTGCTTGAGTATGGTCATATGATGTATTACCAAGTTAAAAAGAAGCCGAATGGCGAATATGTAACTTTGGTTAGACCTAGTAAGATTGGCACTCCTGCGCCATCCAGATGGGCTTCTAGGGCAGTTAAAGACGAGTATTACATTCCGCTGAAAGGTGGAGCAAAGCATATCCCTGGCAAAGCATTTATTCGCCAGAGCTTTGATGATGGCAGGGGCATGGTATTAAATGCCGTCGTAAACAGAGCAAAAGAAAGATTTAAAGAAGCAATGACAAATCCATCCTTGGTGACTTCAAATGTCGATTGAAACAGATATTAGAGCAGCGATTATTTCTACAGCGCCTAATAGGGTGTTCCCTGATTTTGCGCCAAATTCTGTTTTAGCAGAGGCTTCTCCATCTCCATTCGTTACATATCAAGTTATTGGTGGAAGGGGTAGGACAAATATACAACGTCCAGATTCGCTTAAAATGTATCGTATTCAAGTAAATTGTTATGCAAAAACAAGAATTCTGTGCAGTAATTTGGCAATTTTGGTAGAATCAGCATTGAACAATGCTTCAACCTTTAAAGCTGTTTCATTGAACGAGCCAATTTCAACCTATGAAGACGAAGTTGGTCTTTATGGTTGTATGCAAGACTTCTCTATACACTATAATGTTGTTTAATTAATTGTGCCGTGATACGGCAATTTGGAGGTAAAAATGAGCGTTCAAACCGTAGCAGGTGCAGCGATTAGTATTTCTGCAAGTATTCCAGCAACATTTAACTCGGCTGGTTATTTAGCAGTTTTCACGGCTTCTCCCGTCCCGCCCGTGATTGGTCAAATTACTGATGCAGGTCAGCATGGTCGCGTTTATAACGTGGTCACGCACAACCCCATTGGATCGCGTGGAACTCAGAAATTCAAGGGTTCGTTTAACGAAGGTCAGAAAGTCCTGACGGTTGGCGTTGATGAAGACGATGCTGGTCAGACTTTGGCAATTACCGCCTTGAACAGCGACAACGATTATTCGTTTAAAGTAGCCTATCAGGACGGTTCGATTGACTACTTCCAAGCGAAAGTTATTGGTTTCCAGAAGTCGATGACTGGTGTTGACACAATGTTGACAGCAAGTTTGACTCTTGAAATTACAACTTCCAATGCGGGTGTTGGCGTAGTATACGTTGCAGCACCCTAATGATCCGCCTAGTTAAAAGGCTGATGTATGCCAAGAATAAGTCCGGTCTTCTGTAAAAAGAAGATTGGATTTGCTCTTGGCTTTTTTATGGTATCAACGCTATGAGGAAAAAAATGAACTCTCTTAAAAAGTACGCACTTACCGAAACAGCAACCTTGCACCTGCAAGACCCAGACGGTGAGTTGATGTACCTAGACGACGATATGAAGATGCCAGTTATTCTGGAACTTTATGGAGTTGGTTCAAAACAGTATCAATTGGCAGAACGAAAACGCCAAGATTCCTTAGCAAGCAAATTTAAGCGGTACAAAAATAAAACAATTCCAACAGAAGAACTGGAAGAGTTAAGAGTTGATTTCTTGGTTCGGGTTGTTGCCGGATCAGAGAACTTTAACCTCGACGGACAGACTGGCGAAGACCTTTATCGCGCAGTATTTTCTGATCGTTCTTTAGTATTCATCACAGATCAGGTCGATCGTTTTATTAGCGATCAAGCAAATTTTACAGGGAAGCCTTTGACGAACTAATCACTTATGTGAGGTTCATGGGATGGCTTCATGCCGTCCCTAAGTCAAAGGTTAAAAATGATAACGAAGAGAAACAAGAAACCCGACAGGGAAGATTTGTCAGGGAATTAGTAGAAATCATATATCCTCCATGTGAAATGATGCACATGGTTGAATATCTTTTTTCTGCTGGTCCTGTCATGTCTAGCCCTATGGGATCGAATCCCTTATGCCATCAAGAAATATGGGCTTGGCAGCAGAACATGAGCATTGATTTATGCCCCTGGCAGGTCAATTGTCTAAGAGAAATGTCAAGACAATACCTCTCAGAATTGCTACAATCTGACAAGCATGACTCACCGCCTCCTTGGATTCCTGAGATAGATAAAGAACACGGAGAACTCGTAGCCAAGCGCGTGAAAGATGTTTTAAGGGGCTAAATAAATGGCAGATCAAAAAATTGGCGCGGCGAATATTGAGGTTGGTGTAACCTCAACTGTTCCTCAAGACTTAGAAGCCTCTAAAAAGTCCTTAAAAGACTTTGCTAATGTCACGCGCCAAGCTGGTGAGCAAGTCCAACAAAGCATGAAAGAGACTGGCGAATCCGTTGCCAAAATGGAAGTCTCTAGCGAAAATTTAAACAAAACTCAGCGCAGAACTGCTGATAGTATTATTCGCTCTGCGCAGCGTCTGTCTTCAGATACTAAAGCTGCTTATTTAGATTGGGTTGCCTCACAGGCTGGTGTAACAAATGCCACCCAAGCAGCAAGAG